CCCTTACAAGGAATTAGGTTTAGAGATTACGGCATCTAATTTATGTTCTGAAATACAATTACCGACTGATAGTTTTAACTCATTTGTTTGTTGTATCGGGTCTATTAATCTATTACATTGGGAAGAGATTGAGAAAACAGATGCTATTGAGGTCTATACTCAGTTTCTAAACGCAGTTCTTGATGAATTCATATTTAAATCTTATAACATGGCTGGTATGAAGAGAGCTTGGAGATTTGCTAAAGACCATAGGGCGATAGGTGTTGGAGTTTTAGGGTACCACTCATTTTTACAGTCAAAATTAATTGATTTTGAATCAATAGATAGTAAGTACTACAATAATCTAATTTTTAAGACTCTAAAAGAAAGAACCGACAAGGCGTCTCAGGAGTTATTCAACAGGAACCCTGAAAAGTATAAATCAATCAGAGATGGTTTTGCTAATACTACTTTAGTAGCTATAGCGCCTACTAAATCAAGTTCATTTATTTTAGGTCAAGTAAGTATGGGAATTGAACCAATTAAATCTAACTACTTCGTTAAAGATTTAGCTAAAATTAAAACGGTTTATAAAAATCCTTATTTAATTGTTGAATTAGATAAATATGAAATAAACACACCTGAAGTTTGGGATACTATTCTTAGGAAAGATGGGTCAGTTCAACACTTAGATTTCCCTACTAAAGATGTTTTTAAAACTTTCTTAGAGATTACCCCTAAAGAAATAATTCTACAAGCGGCTCAAAGACAAAAGTATATTGACCAAGCTCAGAGTTTGAATCTTATGATTCACCCATCAATTCCGGCAAAAGATATTAATCAATTGTATCTATATGCTCATGAGGAAGGTGTTAAGACATTATATTATCAATTCTCACAGAATTCTGCTCAAGCATTCTCAAGAAATATTTTAGAATGTGTTAGTTGTGAATAAAGAATAAAAAAAACTAATAAATCGTGATACGTCTTTAATGGTGTGTCACGATTTTTTATTTAGTGGTATTTATAATAAATAACTAAGGTAATATATTTATCGATATGGCAAATGGTACTACATACGGAATTACTTTCCCTTTTTTAGATTCTGTGGAGGGTAAGTTTTTAGAACTAACTCAAACGGGGGATGAAGAGATTAGGACTGACTTAATACATTTAATACTAACGCGTAAAGGTAGTAGATACTTTTTACCTAATTTTGGTACTAGATTATATGAGTTTATTTTTGAACCTATGGACGGTCCAACTTTTTCAGACATACAGGCGGAAATAAAAGAAGCTGTTGACGAGTTTATGCCGGGGATAACTTTAAACGAAGTTACGATTAGACCAGCGTCTGAAGAAATTCCTTCTATTGAAAATAACGTATATCAAGTTCCGGGTCTAGAAACTAAAGAACATACCGCAAAAGTTAAAATAGATTATACAATAAATAACAGTACATTCAGTAGTAATGATTTTATAATCATTAACATTTAAATATTATGGCTAATAAAAAAATATCATATACAACAAGGGACTTCCAAGGGATAAGGACGGAGCTAATTAACTTTACAAAAACGTATTATCCGGATTTAATTGATAATGTCAATGACGCGTCGGTCTTTTCGGTTTTATTAGATTTAAATGCTGCGGTAACAGATAACTTACAATTCAATATAGATAGGAGTATTCAGGAGACGGTCCTTCAATATGCTCAACAAAAATCTTCGGTATTTAATATCGCTAGAACTTACGGTTTAAAAATCCCGGGACAACGACCTTCAGTCGCTTTGATTGACTTCTCTATAACAGTACCGGCTTTCGGGGATAAAGAAGATTTAAGGTATTGTGGTATATTAAGAAGAGGTTCTCAATCGATTGGAGCTGGACAAGTTTTCGAAACGGTTTATGATATTGATTTCGCATCAAATGTTGGGGGAGATGGTACACCTAATAGGTTAAAAATACCTAACTTTGATTCCAATAATAAGTTACTTAATTATACTATAGTTAAGAGAGAAACCGTGGTTAACGGAATAACTAAAGTTTTTAAAAAGACAATATCACCTAACGATGTAAGGCCATTTTATGAGATATTTTTACCCGAAAAAAATGTATTGGGGATAACTAGTGTTTTACTAAAAGATGGTACACAATACGCTAATGTACCACCGGCTCAAGAGTTTTTATCATTGGATAACCGATGGTATGAGGTTAAGGCCTTAGTTGAGGATAAAGTGTTTATTGAAGACCCTTCTAAGGTTTCTGATAATCCTGGTATTAAAGTAGGTAGATATATTACGACAAATGATAAATTCATAACCGAGTACACACCTGAAGGTTATCTTAAAATGACATTTGGTGGTGGTAGTCAATCTGCGGACGAACAATTAAGAGAATTCGCCAGAAACGGATACAAACTTGACTTAAACAAATATTCTAATAATTTTGCTTTAGGTTCAACTCTAAAGTCAAATACTACAATCTTCATACAATATAGGATTGGTGGTGGTTTGAGTAGTAATTTAGGTGTAAACGTTATCAACCAAATTGGTACTATATCATTTTTTGTAAATGGCCCTTCTGAAAATATAAACACGAGTGTTTCTAATTCTTTAAGATGTAATAATGTTACCGCGGCTATTGGGGGTGCAAATATAATGACGGTGGAAGAAGTTAGAAATTTAGTTGGGTTTAACTTTTCATCACAAAACAGAGCGGTTACTATTAATGATTATAACGCCATTCTTAGGACTATGCCATCTCAATTTGGAGCACCGGCTAAAGTTGCCATAACTGAAAATAATAATAAGATTGGGATTAAGATGTTGTCATATAATGAGTCAGGTCAACTTACTGAGGTTGTTTCCGAAACTTTAAAAAATAATGTTGCAAATTATCTTTCTAATTATAGAATGATGAATGATTACATATCTATTGAGTCAGCAGATGTAATTGATTTGTCAGTTGATGTTGATGTTGTATTAGATAATAGTCAAAATCAGGGTACTTTAATTTCTAAAATTATTAGTATTGTCACTGATTTTTTCAGTCCTTTAAATAGGGAAATGGGTGAAAATGTATATGTTTCAGAATTAAGAAGATTAATACAATCGGAAAATGGAATAATATCTTTATCTGACATTAAGATATTCAATCAAGTTGGGGGACAATATTCGTCTTCTCAGACTTCTCAGAAGTATTCGGATTCCCAAACTAGACAAATTGGTTTAATTGATGATACCATTTTTGCCGAACCAAGTCAAACTTACCAATTAAGGTTTCCTAATAGGGATGTTAACGTTAGAGTTAAAAACCTTAAGAATGTGAACTTCTCTTAACAATTTATTTTATTTTATAATAGGTTATCTTTTGAAAATGGTATATAAACTATTTATCAATAAAAGAAAAGATGTCTAAATCATATAGAATAAGGACCGAACTCGGGGTCGATAAATCACTTAACGTACAAATCGAGCAAGATTTCGAATATTTAGAAGTATTGTCGTTAAAATTATTACAAAGTGAAATATACACTAGACAATGTTCCGACTATGGGGTTGTCATTGGTCGTGTTAGTGTTAATAACGGTTTTGGTATTCCAAATGCTAAAGTTTCCATCTTTATTCCTCTTGAGAGTGAAGATGAAGAAAACCCTATTATTAGTGAATTATATCCTTACAAGACATTAAATGATGTTAACGAGGATGGTTATAGGTACAACTTACTACCATATAAAAAATCGTATAATGGTCATAAACCTACAGGTACTTTTTTCGATAGGCAAGATGTACTAACCGACCCAACTCTGATTGAGGTTTTCGATAAGTATTATAAGTACACTGCAACTACGAATGAAAGTGGTGATTTTATGTTATTTGGGGTTCCTGTTGGGGGTCACCAAATTGTTATGGATGTTGATTTGTCCGATATTGGTGAATTTTCGTTATCACCTCAGGACTTAGTTAGAATGGGTATTGCCACTGAGCAACAAGTTGCAGGTACAGACTTTAAGGTTGGGGAAAACCTAAGGGCTTTACCACAAATTGTTAACATAAATAAGACTATACAAGTTGAACCTTTATGGGGTCAGGAAGAAATATGTGACTTAGGTATAAATCGAACTGACTTTGATTTAAGTGGTGAATCTAATATTGATATTAGACCTACGTCTGTTTTTATGGGTTCGATTATATCTTCTCCGGACGATTCCTTTGTTAAGAGAAATTGTAAACCAAAAAGTAAGTCGGGTTATTTATGTAATCTAACAACTAATTCAGGTGAAATATTAGCGATTAGACAAACGATATTTCAGGATAGTCAGGGTAGACCAATCTTAGAAAGTGTTGATTTAGACCAAGGGGGTATGGTTATTGATGAAAATGGGACTTGGTTAATTGATGTCCCTATGAATTTGGATTATATAACTACTAATGAATTTGGTGAAAGAGTTTTATCAAACGACCCTAAAATTGGAATTCCTACGGCGGGTAAATATCGTTTTAAAGTTAAATGGGGTCAATCACCATCACTTAGTGAACCTGTTAAACGAGGTTACTTTTTAGTTCCTAACGTAAAAGAATATGGGTGGAATGCTAGTGGTAGTCTTGACCCACTAAAAAATGGGTCACCTCCAAGTAATGAGAAGACTCAAGCTATGAATTCGTATAGTTTTAGTTTGGATTGGGATGAATATGGTGATTCGTCATCGATGGGTCAAAAAATGATACAAGAAGCTATAGATTGTGGGGATAAATTTTACCCTATGGTATATAATAAAGTTTATACGGTATCTCAATTTATTGATGAGCAAAGAAATGGTGGTTTTATTGAGAGATATATTGGAATTAAAAATAACTTAGATTCAGAATGTGATAGTACTAATAATAAGTTTCCTACTAACGACGGTAACTTAAGATTTGATATATTATATATAATATTTTTATTATTAAGTTTTATTTTAATACCTATAATGTTTGCGATTCTAATTGCAATGCACATTCTTTATTTGTTATTTGATATTATTAGGTATGGTCTTCTTCCGATTCTAACTATTTTTGCTGCTGTCCAAGGGGCCCTTTTAATTATTGGGGCGGTTTCCGTAGGGTTTGGTGCTGTTTTTAGTGCTGGTGTCTTAGCTGCGGGTATTGCTTGGTTAGCGGTTGGTATTGCTCTTGGATTTTTAACGGTTGAACTTTGGAAGGTTAAACTTAAAGGGTTCTCAACTCCTCTATTAACTTATCCGGAATGTAGTTTATGTAATTGTAGTCAAGGTAATGATTCTGACGGTGAGGCCTCAGAAGAAGATATTAGTAGTGGTCAAGATGGGGCGAGTAACAGTGGTAGTGGTGATAGAGTGATATGTCCATATGTCTTTTCTGACCCATTACCTATTAATGGAGGTTCTTTATCGCCATTCGTGAGTCCGTTATCTACTTTAGGTCCTTTTACTTATCAGAAACCTATTGTTGGAACTTCAGGTCTACCGGTACTTAATACACCGATTAAACAAGGTTTTTTAAACCAATTAATTGGTGGTCAGCCAGATTTGGGAGACCCTGGTAGTGTCTACAATGTTGGTGCTCCTAGACCTTATAAAATCCAATATGATAATAATGGTAGTCCGGCGACACAGTTTACTAATACGCTAAGTTTACCTATTGCTGATAGGATAAATCTTTTTAATACTAAGGCAAAATACTTTAATGAATCCAGTAATAATCCCGGTGGTGGTGTTAATAGGGTGAAAGTGAAATTTAATCCTATTGACCAACCAAACAAATTCCATGAAGATAATACGGTTGTGTTAATATGTGATAAAGAGACTTTAAGTAGGTTGAATCCGGGTCAAATGATGTCGTTTACTAATCCAGCTTTCACTACTGATATTAATTTAACGGATAGTGTTACTAATATTTATGGTAATCAAGCTATTACAGGTGAAACGAAATCAGGGATTGTTAATACTGGTTATGGGTATGATATACCTACCGTGGCGGTAAATTATTCAAATCCAAACGGTGGTGGAAATCAAATAACAACATATAATAATATAAAACAATATACGGGGGCGACAGATTCGATTAATTTCTATAAGTACCCAACTGATGTTGAATACTTCCAAGTTATTACTAGTATGACTTATTTGGAATTTGAAAACGATTGTAGTAATACTTTAAATAATTCATTAAAAAATCGATACATAGATAATGATTGTCGTTTATATTATACGGAAAACTTTCAAGGTGGTTATGGTGTGTATTTTACACCCGGTACCGGAGGTATCTTTAATGTACCTGTTATTGATAATATTCTAGATTATAATGAATTATGTGTGGTTATTTTGAATAGGGGTGTTGACCCACATTCTTTACCGACAGATATTGAGTACGACTTAAGTAAAATATTTGGTAATAGTACTTATGGTAATAAAATAGTTAGTGGTAAATATAGGTTAAATATTCCTATTA